TGCTACGTTTTTTTCTATTTCCCAAAAATTACTCATAATTTACACCTCATTAAGTTTATATAGAGATATAGATTATACAGATAGCAATCAAAAAAACAAAATAGATAAGCGATAATTTTACACTTATTACACTTACACAAAGCCCGTGTAAGTATCAAAAACGATTGATAATCATTATCATTTTCTAAGTATATGTTTTTATTATATTTTTTTATAATGATATTAATAATAGTAGTAATAATAACTACACTTATACACTTATAAACTTATACTAATAGACTTCTTTTTTTCTTCTATAAAAAAACCCTCTTTTTAGGGAGGGTTTTTAGTTTTATTTTTATCTATATTAGGTGTAAGTGTATAAGTGTGTATTTAACGTATTTTTCCCTTATAAATCATACACTTAATACTTACACACCAAAAATAAGTATGAATAAGTATAAATTAAACACTGAAATATTTTTCCACCTCCCGTCCCTTTGCATTCTTGTACTTGTCAATAACAAGTAGTTTATTTTCAACCATTTGCGTCAATAAAGCCTTAACTTGCTCCTTTGGAACCCTATGCAATTTATTGCATATAACGCCTAATGTCTCTCCATGAGCTTTATCAACTATTGATAAAATCCTTGCAGCCAGGCCATCGGAGCTATCTTGGTTTTCTGTCGAGTACGCCATTTTTATTTTTTTATCCGCATCAATCATGGCTATCTTATAAGCGTATTTAATGTGCTCAGCAGTCCTTACTCCACCTGGTAACGCCAATATTAAGCTAATTTTAGCGGCTATTTCATAACCTCTTCGCGGTATCGCTTCCATTCCTGTGTTGTTTTTGTGCTCTTCTGCTAGCTCATGAAACGATTCATAAACCTGATTCAAGAGGTCTTGCGCTTCGTCAGTGGTGGGGATTACATCCTTAATTCCAGTAAATTCTATGCGCTCATCGCGTTCAAGCATGTCAAACTTACCTGGCGCGTAAAGATTGCGGATTTTGTTTTGTAGCTGTTCGCTCATCTTCTCTTTCTTGAACTTCTTCTTGCGCCGTGGGTTACTTTCAAGCTCATTAAACACCATGGCGCGGGCTAGAAAACCGTTGGTTGCCTGCTCAAATCCCATCAATTGATCGAACGTCACGGGCGTGGTGTACCCTAAAATGGTTAAGTATGGAGAATCTAAACCGTCATCCACTTTATCTATGGAGCGCTCTATACTAGCCTTTCTTTTCTCTATCCTTGCGCGTTTACCGTCACTACTGCTATCTTGTGGCAATTCGTCGAGCTCTCGACTGACCTTACTTAAATCCTTAAGCATCATGCCCTTGATCTCTTCTTTTAGATCTCCGCTTAAAGGCAAATAGCCGTTTGCTTTTGAGTAAACACTCATTACTTGACCTATAATACCCTCAAGATAACTAGCCCCGCCTTTTTTACTGGCATTATCAAGTTTGCGCAAAACGATACCCATCTCATCGACGCTATAGAATGCCGCTTGATGCCTGATCAGGTTGCGCATTAATTCTTGTTCTGACTTAAACGCACCATGCACAGCTCCTTGAACGCCTGCTGCTTTGATGATATTTAAGTAGGCTTGCTGCACTGCTTCTTTACCTGTACCAGATCCCGCCACACAAAACGCTATGATATTAGCGCTCATGCCGTCCAATTCATCAATTGAGCGCATACCGGCCAAGGAAGAAACCGCGCATAATGCCGCCGCAACAGCTAGGTTTTCGCGTGGGTATAAACATTGGTTATTAATCCATTGAGTAAGCTCACCAACAAACCCTGGCGGGCGTAGCAGGTCAATATTGTCACAATCTAATGTTTGTGGTGCTTCTGGCTCCTCATAAACAAACGTGACAGGCTCACAATAGCCGCCCTCTTTTGCATAGTGCAGAATAGTGCCATAGCCCGCCGGATTTGGTGACTTTCCGAAGCTGTGCCAGTGCCTTTCTATTTGAGAAAAACCAGCGTAATTGTCGCTTTTAGCGCTCCATTCATCAAACAAGTCTAAGCCATCACCAGCTAAAACATGGTGTGTCGCCATCCCTGTTTTTATCCACTTTTCATAGTTGCAAGACGGGTCAATATAAGAGAGTAGTTCAACAACATTATCTCTATTAACATCAATATTTTTTCCATCAACTTGTACTCGGTGGTACTCAGGTTTCTTAAGCAGGTTTAAGAGGTCATCAGGCGCATAGTCTACGTCTTGAGGGTAGCCTTTTTCGGTTTCGTATCGGTTGCCGCTAGCATGTAAAGAGCCTTCACCGATCACGTACCCAGACGTTTTAAAATCAATCCCTGGATAATTATTGTGAGCCTGGACCAGTGCCATCGGCTCTTTTAATCTGAAGTAATGATGCTGTGAACCACCTCCACTACCAGTATTAACCACAAAAGCCGCTGTTTTTGCGCTTGGATAATCAACGCAAAGCTTTTTAAATGATTCAACGCCGCCGTTCCTTGCGTCTACATCAATAATCAAGAAACCTGAACACAAAACACCAAAGCCAGTTTTAAAGTGGCCCATCGCCTCGAAGGTTTCTATCTGTTCATCGCTCCAGTTTGGCACGTTCTGCCAATTAGATATAACTGGGTGCTTATATAAGGCTTTGCATTCTGGATCGCCACAATTACAAACGCCGTTTGTTACCCCTTGCACCCCAAAGATTTTAAAGCCTGCTTCTAGATAGTCATATATGTTGTTCATGTAGAATCCCTATTTTTGCTCTAGATAATCGCTTAATTTTTTTAATGTCCTATACTCTGGATTTTTGTTTTTCCCTGTCGCCACATTAAAAACCGTTCCGTAGTTTATGCCTGTTTGCCTGCTTATCTCCTTTAAATTTCTGTCGTATAACTTCTTTTTTATTTGTTCTAGATTTAGCATTTTTTTATACCTTGTTGTTAATTTCTTTAAATCAGTGCTTGCAATCTTATACATTGTGATATAAATTTGCAATCACTGTTTACAAAGCAGCAAACAAAACAAACCCAATGAGGTGAAAAATGAGTTATTTATCTAAGGCTTCTAAGCCTACCGTTCAAGCGCCAGTCCTGACAATTATTGGCTTTCCTGGAGTCGGCAAGACAACGCTAGCAGCGCTTTTTCCAAATCCTATTTTTGTTCAAGCTGAAAATGCAGCAAGCGTTTTCGAGACTTGGAACGACAATAAAAAGCCTACATTATTTCCAGAATTGCCAGCGCCAAACGCAGAGCGAAAACAAAAGCCTAGTGAGATTCTGCTAACACAGTTAAGAGAACTAGCAACAGAAGAGCACAACTTTAAAACCGTTGTGATTGATGCCGCTACCACACTTAATACTTTGTTTGAAAATGAGGTTATAGAGTTCGATAGCAATGGCACAACTAATATAGGTGAAGCCGCCGGAGGTTTTGGGAAAGGTTATTTGGCTGTAGCGGCTTTGCATTCTAAAGTGCGTAACGCTTGTGAACATCTGCGCCGTAAGGGTATAGCTGTTATATTCCTTGCACATAGCGGTATTGCTAAAGTTAAGAACCGTCCAGATGTTGAAGCTTATAGCACCTGGTCATTGGACATGCACGAAGCAAGCCGCAAGATCTATGTAGCGACTAGTGACGCGGTGCTATACCTAAAATCCAAAGAGTTTGTAATGGGTAGCGAGAAAGACAAGAAAGGCAATGTAAAATCATTCGGTAAAGTCTCAAGTACTGGCGAGCGTGTATTGATCGCAGCGAGCGAGGGCACAATTGGCTATGTCGATGCAAAAAACCGCTATGACTTTCCAGAAGAAATTGAAGTAAACAAGGGTGAAAATCCACTATTGGAATTGATCCCATTTTTTAACGCTGGCAGTAATGCCGTAAACGCTGGCGCGGCTAGCAACAACACAACAGAAAAAGAAGGTAAATAATCATGAGTTTTTGGGATCTTAACGACGGAACAAAAGCAGAATCAAATAACACGTTTGAGCTTGCAAGCGGCAATCTTGAACCTATTCCAAACGATACAACCTGTATTGCAGCGATAGAGGAAGCTAAATGGGATAGCTATCAAGATGACCGTTACATTTCTCTAAAGTGGAGAGTTATGCATCCGGATGTGTACGCAAATCGCGTGGTGTTCCATAAGATTAAAGTGTTTGGCATGGCCAACGATAAAGATCCACAAGCAACAGCGGATAAAGCTAAGCGTATGTT